ATCCGTCATAGTACCCTTAATTTTATCAGAACTTGTTTCCAAAAAATCAAGAATATCTGAAACTTTTTGACTCATTTTTAACCCCTTATATAATTAAGTTCACTATATATTTATAATATCTAATTATAGTTCTGTTTCACCAGAAATTCGGGCAATTTCCACTCAACTGTGTCTTTATCTACATTATAATGCCCCAAAGCACCACAAAAATTGCAATATTCTATACCAACATCATAGTCTAATGTAGTCGTATTTGCTTTATGTTCGCACAATTTCTTCATAACTTGTGGCTCTTTCTCACGATTGAACCAGCCATCTGAAATAGTTAAATCTTGCATTGTACCCTCCTTTATTGTCTATTTATATGCTTTTCCTCACCTATTTCCTCTAATTTTTTTCTGCGTTCTGGTTTTACAGTAAAAACGAATGGATTGCCCTCTGTATTAGCTTCTGTCTTTTTTTCATAGAATTTATTACTTCCATCATTAGCCATTGCTGGTTGTTTATGCTCTTCAATATCTTCAAGTTTCATTCTTTTCTTAATAACATTTACCAAGAATTTACTATTAATACTCAAATCACCATAACGATTCTTTAACTGTTTAAATAATATCTGATTCTTACTACTCGTATCATCATCTTTTGCAATAATTGCTAACATCAAATCTGCCGTTGCTGGTAATCCAAAACTTTCTGATGTATTGGCTAAATCAGGATCAGAACTCGTATACCCTTCCCGATTTAATTGTGAACTTGTAATAATAGGAATATTTTCTTCAACTGCCAAACCACGAATTTCTTCAGCAATAGATTTGATATAAATGTAAGTGTTCATATTAGCTGCCCACTTAACTTTACTTGATGCACAAATATTCAAATAATCCAAAATAATTACCTGTGGTGTAAAATCTTTTTTAATTTTCAATTCTCTTAATAAAGAACGAAATTGTCCAACATGAGCTCCTGCTGTTGGATATTCTTTAACCACTAATTTACCAATATTTAATTTATCCAATTTCTTTTGAAACATATCTTTTGGAATAATATGTAAATCACTTATATCAATATCCATCAAGTTAGCATCAATTCTTTCTGCTATTCTTTCTTCTGCCATTTCCATAGTAATATATAAAACATCTAAGCCTTGTCTTAAATATTGACTTGCAAAATGTGTTTTTACTAAAGTTTTACCAACACCAGTTCCACCCAATAATACAGTAAGAGTTTTTGGTGAGATACCACCATTAGTAATTTTATCTAACAGTACCATATCAAATGGAATCTTAGTTTCTTTTTGATGATAAAATTCCCATCTGTTATCACTATCTTCTAAATAGTTATGTCCAATACTTGTGTCCAATGAAACTGCAAGTGCTTCTGTAAGAATTTCTGGTATTGCATTTTTAGATTTTTGTTTGTCCTTACCTTCTAAGATAGAAATACTTTCAACAATACCATTATATACTGCTTGGTCTTTTGCCCATTTCTCTGTTTCTTGAACTAACCATTCTCCATCATCTGTTTTTTTCGTATATGTTTTTAAAAGCTCTTCACATTTATTAAATGTTGTCTCATTTAAATCAGTTCTATTAGATAAATTTACAGACAATGCATCTATTGTAGGAGACTTATCATATTCAAGAATATAATCTTGAATTTCTTTGAAAATTATCTTTTCATTATTATCTTTAAAATACTCTGGTTTTAAAAAGACACCAATAACACTAGAATAAGTATCATTATATATCAAATTCTCTAATATCAAACTTTCAGTTCGCATATAAAATATCCCTAATAATTTTCTTTTCCTTTTCTACACCAATTGCTAAGAATGGCTTATAACTTCTTATTAATTTAATAAAATCTTTTGAAGCTGGATCAATTAATTTCTTTTCCATTTGTGGAAGAAAATTCAAAATAATATCAAGTGTCGTGAATGTTTCTACCGATATTGTTCGTGATAACCCAAGTTTTAATATAGCTGGATGATTAACCTGTTCGGCTATGAACAATTCATCAAATGTTTTATCATATTCCTTCATATATTTAATAATTTCCTCAACATCACGTTTTAAGTGAAAATGAAAATTATTCATTCTCTCCTTATATTCTTCATATAAATCACTCTCAAAAACAGAAGGATATGTCCTATCATTTGTAAATTGTGATAAATAAAAAAATATTAAATCCTGTCTATCGTCAAATCTTTTCCCCAAATTCTCAAAAATTGTTCTTTGTGCTGAAAATCGCATCCTACCTTCAAACTTAGAAAAATATTTCTCCATTGATGCCATAGTTCCCCAAGGTGCATTTCCAGAGTATTTGAAGTAATCATACTCACCAGTAAAATGCAACCTGATGCCCATATATGTTTTCCATGCCTTAAAGGTTTTATTCTGGTCTTTCTTTACTTCCATAATTAAATTCCTTAAATACTGCTTCTTCAAGTTGTTTCATTACATCCTCTGTAAAATACTTCTCAGGATCATTGATAATAGTTTTTTCAAATGCCTTTCCAGCTGGTGTTTCAAATCTTGTAGATACCTTTTTAAAGATACCATACTTTTCAGCAATTGTAACTAAACCATAATACATATCTAATCCTTTTTCATAATCCAACATCATTTCAATAATAGATTCTTCTTTAGTCATTCTACCCTTGACTAATTTAGCTTTAATGATATTACCAATAACATTTGTTCCATCTTTGTTTTTTCGTTTCCCTAATGTAACAATAGTTGAGGCCGCATACTTAATTCCTCCACCACCAGAAATTTCTTTCTTTGGAAACATACTACCAACAGCATCATAGGTATGATTAGTAATTATCAAAGGAATATTATGTTTTGATAACATTAATGCAAGTGTACGAAATGTTCCACGAATCATTGGGGCTCGTGTCATATCTCGTTTATCAGAACCACCTGCAACATCACCCATTTCTTTCATAGTAGAAAGATTACCTAACGAATCTAAGAATATCATCATCTTACCTTCATTCTTACCACTATTCTCAATAATACGAACACATTGAGTCCTAAACTCCTCTACGGTAGCTACCGGAAATAGTCCAATTCTATTTATATCCAACCCTCGTTCTTCAATCATATCTTTTGTCAATGCACCTTCACTCTCAAAATAAATTACAAGATTTTTCTCATCCTGATCAAGAAAATTCTTAGCAATACTTAAAGTGATAAAAGTTTTGCCGACTGCTTCTGAACCTGCAAAACAAGTAATTTTATTTGATGGCACTCCACCATACATTGAACCAGAACATAATGCGTTTAACGAATAAGACCCAGTAGATATATAACTATTGCTATCACCAATAATCCCAGAGGATACAATCGACGCCATATCATTTCCACTCTCCTTGATTAATTGTTTAATAAAATCTTTAACTGCCATTATTTACCTCCTCAAAAAAACGATTCTAAACTTCCAGTATTTTCACTTTTCCATCCGATAGCATTTAAAATATTCTTAATCGGTTGAAGAAATGATTTATCAAATTGTGTATCATAATCTATATATTTTTCTAAATTAAATTCTTTTGGTAAAACAGATGAAACTGCAATTACATTCTCACCAATTCTATTTGGCTCTTTGAGATATGCAAATTTAATCTTATCTCCATCTCGAATTAATTCGTATTTGTTTGTGAGATTTTGTTCTTTTAAGAAATGATTATAAAGCAAAACACCTCTTACATGAATAGGCGTAGCTTTAACATAAATATCTTTTGAAGATTTATACTTATCAAGGCCACGAACTGACCTCGGAAATGCTATATCAAGAAAATTCAATTTCTTAAATACATTACGATAATCGTCAATACTTTTTACAACTGTTTTTTCATCTGTTGAAATAATTGTTTTAATCAACGATTGTAAGTTATCACGACACCATTCAGGAGTTGAACTTCTCACACTTTCAATACCCATTATCTTTAACTTTGGCTCTTTATATGATACTCCTTCATTATCATAAACATTGAGTATATATCTTTTCTTTGCTGTCCAGATACCTTTATCGGCAATTACTTCCCGTTCCATGAACATTTTCTGTTCATAAGAATTTACATACGAATGAAGATTTTTATAACATAAATTAATATATGGTTCAATTTTATTTTTACAAATCGTGTCCAAGAAGGTGACAATTTTAGTAGTCGTTGTTCCCTTTGGATAAACATTATCCACCAATTTGTCAAACGTAACGTAAATGCTGTCTGTGTCGATCGCAATGACATAATCAATATCCTCCGTTTGTAAGAGGTTATTAATATACTTATTTATATGTTTTTCGATCCATCTAATAGACAACTGCCCCGACATTGTAATAGATTCAGCTTGTTCTGGTGAATAATAAAGAAAATATTGATTTGCTAATGCACCATAGGCACTATTTAATAATATTTTCTTCGACATCTGAATATTATTATATTTTGCTATATTATTAATCACTTTTTGTTTATCTTTATAATCACCACTCTCTAATTTTTGTTGCTCTTTCAACATTTTTTTCTTAAAAACAACTCGGTCATTATACATTTTACTCATTAACTGTGGAAGAAATCCTTGTTCATTTGTTTTAAAATGAACACCATTGGGTGTTAATGTTATATTCTTTGTTTTAAGATAAGCTGTATCTAACTTTTCTTCTAATAATCCTTCAACACCAATATTTTTAGAATCAGCACATACAACATCTTCATATAAAGTTTCTGGACTTATATTGTATTGTTGAATCAAATGTGGATATAGAGAATTTAAATCAAAACTCACAACCCATTTGTGTAATCCAACATTAGGATCCTTAACATAACCACCTTCAATAGTTCTTGATTCATTTACTTCCGATTTAACTGGAATAGCTATATTCTTTTCTTTAAGAAATCTGTATATAATACTCTCCCAGGTTTTAACAGGAGAAAATACATCTTCAAAATTAATGCCAGAATCATATGCCATAGTAATTACTAAATCTAGCAACTTCATTTTTTCATCAAGTTTTTTTACAATTTCAACATCTCTTATATTGTAATTAATAAACTTTTGATAATCTGTCTTATAAAGCTCATAGCCCGGGATTTCATCTTGGTCTTTACTAAAGCCTAATTCAACTTTACCAATATAATCTAAACGATATGATTCTCTAATTTTATAGGTATACTTTTTATATAAATCCAGATAATCTAAAACAGAAACACCAGATATAGAATATGTTTGATTTTCTTTACCAGCAATGTTTATATTCTTTTCATATAGATTTTTTATTGGTGATAAAAATTTAGATTCAAGACCTATTTTTTCTAACCTATTAACGATATATGGAATATCAAAAAACTTGCAATTCCATCCTGTAATAATATCTGGAATATTATCTGCCCACCAATTCAAAAATACTTCCATCATTTCAAATTCGTGTTCACATTGAAAATAATTTATATTCTTATCGGGTTGGTCTGGTGTATAATCACCCGTACCAAAGACAAAATACTTATTCTCTAAACTGCTATAAATTGTAATTGAAGTTATAGCAGAATTAGCTATACGAATATTTGGAAAACCATTTTCAATAGAAGTTTCAATATCTATATTATAGATTTGAATTTTTGTAGAATCCCATTTTAAATTAGGATATGTTTCTGTTATATATTGAGAAACATAATTACGATTACCAAGAATAGAATAATTTATAGTACCATCATACTTTTCAATAAATTCTCGACAATCTTTAATTGAATCAAAAGTATATGAACTAAGAAGTTTATTATCTAAACTTTTGTAATTGGATTGTTCTTGTGGTGCTGGAAGATACAAGGTTGGTTTAAAATTAAAATAACCAGAGTAGCATTTACCCTTATTATCTATTTCACGGGTATATATTCTATTCCCAACTTTAGCAACGTATGTATAAAACTTCATAATATATATTATACCAAATAAGATTCAAAAATACAAGGAAAAAGCTAGGGCATAACAATACCACTCCCAAAGGCTCTATTATATTCATTTGTAATAGTTTTACTTGGAACTGCAATAACTGAAACTTGTGCTTCCTTTAATTGAAATTCCTTGTCCTCGGCATAAGGCATCCACGGACTGAAAGCTATCTTTTCATTATTCACGGGAATCATTACGACAGGATTTTTAATTGTATATGTCGCTTCATCAAACATACCGATTAGTTCTTCACCACTCAATAACTTTACAATTTTTACACTCACAGGATACTCCTTTAAATCTAAATTTTTAATACCTTCACCAATATAATTGGAAAGAACAGCACCTCCAGTAGAAGCTGCAAACACGGAAGCACCTACACATCCCATTAAAAATAGACTACTAATAATAATCCATCTATTTAAAAACGTCATCACTTATTTCAGTAGCACTATCAGTCTCATTAGTCGTTTTCATTCCAACATTACCAATACTATACTTGGCCTGTAAATCCCATTCAGATTTTTCTCCAAATGGTAAAATTTTCATTTGTCGAATTGATACAGTTGGTTGTGCTTTTTCTGGAATAACGATTTCTACTAAATCCCATTCGTGAAGAAGATTTACAACTGTATTTCTGCGTTCAATATCGTTCTCAGAAAGATTCGTAGGCTTACCATCTAAAGCAAACAATTCTTTAAAATGAACAATATAGTATTTACCTTGTTTGTGGAGTATATGGCAAGATTGATATAACTTCTTTTCCCTTCGTGAAGCTATTCCAATTCGTGTGAGAGTTTCTTTAACTTTGAGGAAATCATCATCTTCTTTTAATCTCACTTCAATCATATCTTCCATAGTCCATTTAATAATATCTGTCATTGGCTTGTCCCTTTCAAGTCATAAATTTATGTAGAAATACTACATAATATTTATAATATTAGGACATTCCACCCTTATTCATCTTACTCTTTATATAATCTATATCACCATCAGTAAGGACTGATAATGCTGTTGTAGCTTTAGAATTACTATACTTGAAAAATTCCTTAACTAATTCTATATTTTCTAGTTTCTTCCCCTTTATCCAGAACTTCTTTGGGCGTTTTTTCTTCGGAATAGCACCTTGAAGAAAATCATAATGTAATTTCTTTTCAACATCAGGGTATCTGTTTATCTCATTAACAATGTGAATCAAATCAGGTTGATAAGATATGGAGCGATTTATCAAAAACTCTTTATAATCTTTCCGTTGCTCAATATCCTCATCATAACCTTCTTTTGTCATCAAGTCATTCGCATATTCAAAAGGATTCATTATTCTTCCTCTTCAGATGCTTCATCAGCACGATAATCTTTAAAATGTGCTTTTAATGATTCATCATATGGATTCCACTTTACATTTCTGAGATTTCTTAATGAAGGTTTTCTTTTTCTAGGTCCTTTTTTCTCTGGCCTCATAAATTCTCTACCGTGCCTTCTAAAAAACTCTTGTTCAGCCTCATCATGTAAATCCTGCATCATCCGTCTTTGCTGTTCTTCCCAATGTCCTCGTCTATGACGATTCATCCTCTCTCTGAACTCATCTATTCTTTTATCTTTTTCTTCGCGTTCTTCTTCACTTTGTTCGTTATCTTTTCGTTGTCTTATTTCTGTAATTTCTTTCTTCTTTGCATCATCTAACTGATCCCATTGTTTCATTAAAACTGTATTTAAATTATTAAAAATCATGGCATATAAGGACTCATCTTCCAATGATGCAGCTAATGCTAAAACAAGTGAAAAAGTTTTATTTAAATCTTCAACATCACCTACATAACCATTTTCAGTTTCAGACATTTCACGGCTGACAACTTCAACCGTACCATCAGCACGAACAATTAATGCACTATCATCAGCATTCAATTTAATGCGTATATTGCCATCTTTATCTGGTTTTGGTTC